TCAACCTATGTCTCCCCGATGCAGTCCGAGACGATGCTGGACAGTCCTTTTAAGACCCGACCTAATCCAAGTCAATGACAACTAAGCCCAGAAAGCCCAAAGCCCTACGAGGGGCAACTAAACCAAGGCTTCACAGTCCACTTCTAAAGGGCGAAAACAAGCTGCAAGATGTACTAGATCTATGCGAGATTGTTAAGATCCCATTATTGCCTTGGCAGGAATATGTGCTAAAGGACATATTGACTGTGGATAAAAAAGGTCTTTGGATTCGTAAGACAAACCTGATTCTCGTGGCTAGACAGAACGGTAAGACTCATTTAGCGCGTATGTTAATCCTCGCGCACTTAATTAAGTGGAATACTAATGTCCTGATCATGAGCTCTAACAGAAGCATGGCTTTAGACACCTTTAGACAGATCACTCACCTATTGGAGACCAATGACCACCTTAAAGGATTCGTTAAACAGATCCGACACGCTAACGGAACTGAAAGCATTGAAATGCTATCTGGAGCAAGGCTTGATGTCGTTGCAGCAACTAGAGACGGTTCTAGAGGCAGATCAGTCAATGGATTGCTCTACATCGATGAAATCCGAGAGATCACAGAGGATGGCTTTAGAGCTGCTACTCCTACGACTAGAGCTCACCCAAACTCTCAAACGCTTCTTACCTCTAATGCTGGAGATGCGTTCAGCACTGTACTTAATGACCTACGAGAAAGAGCCATAGACTATCCGCCTAAGTCTTACGGATTCTATGAGTATTCTGCGCCACAATATTGCAAGATTACAGATCGCGATGCATGGGCTTTGGCTAACCCCTCACTGGGGTACACAATCACGGAGGAAGCGATTGAAGAAGCGATTGCTACATCTCCTATCGAAAATACGCGCACTGAAACGCTTTGTCAGTGGATCGACTCTTTAAGCAGTCCATGGCCTCATGGCGTTCTAGAAGATACATCGGATAGCAGCCTAGAAATGGCTGTCGGGGCTTATACTGTATTTGGTTTCGATGTCAGTCCTTCACGCAGGAACGGATCATTAGTCGCAGGACAGCTACTCCCAGATGGGAGGATTGGCATCGGGATCTTAGAGACTTACAGCTCTCAGGTTGCTATCGATGAGTTAAAGATGGCGGCATCGATCAAGGGTTGGTGTGACATCTATAAGCCGCGCCTAGTCTGCTTTGACAAGTACGCCACTCAGACCATCGCAGATAGGCTTTCTAATTCTGGAGTCATGGTGGAGGATGTATCAGGTCAACAGTTCTACAAAGCCTGTGGAGATCTACTAGAAGGCTTGGTCAATGCTCGTGTCGTTCACAATGGGCAGTCAGAATTGATCCAACAGATGAATAACTGTGCAGCTAAAGTCAATGACAGCGCGTGGCGCATAATTAAGCGCAAGTCTGCTGGAGATATATCAGCACCTATTGGATTGGCAATGGTCGTGAGCAAGTTAATGATCCCTGTTGCTAAACCTCAGATTTATACTTAGACACGCCCTAGCACATTGTCTAATTGCTTGACAAATGCTACACTTTCTGTCTATGGGTAAATTATTGCAAGCATTTGGCCTAGAGTCTAAGCCACAATTACAAGCTCAGTCCGCGCCACAGGTTCTTGGCGAGTATTCACCTTATGCAATGCCTTTCCAATATGCCTTTGTAAGTCGAGAAGATGCACTCAGCGTTCCAGCATTACAAAGATGCCGCAATCTTTTAAGCGGAACTATTGGAGCGATTCCTCTAGAGCTTTACAGAAAATCTACCAATGAAGAGCTTGGCTCACCTGCATGGTTAGAGCAGCCTTCATATTCACAGCCACGATCTGTAACTATTGCATACACAGTTGAATCATTGCTTCTATATTCGCAAGCCTTCTGGAAAGTGGTCGAAGTTTATCAGGAGGATGGACGACCATCTCGCTTTGAGTGGATCGCTAACAATCGCGTAACTATCACACTAGATAGCACTAACACTTTTGTAAAATCTTATGCAGTCGATGGAATGACTTTACCGATGGATGGATTGGGAAGTTTAATTACCTTCCAGTCTTTGCTTCCTGGTATCTTAAACACAGGCATCCAAACAATTCGCGCTGCTATCGATGTTCAAAAAGCAGCAGCGATTGCTGCATCTACTCCAATGGCTACTGGTTACATCAAGAATACCGGTGCTGATTTAGATCCGAAAGAAGTATCTGGGTTACTAGCTGCATGGAAGCAAGCTCGCAACAATCGCAGCACTGCTTATCTAACTTCAACACTTGAATATAACCCAGTGTCATTCTCACCTAAAGAAATGATGTACTCGGAGGCAATTCAAAATCTTGCTACTGAAATTGCTCGCTTATGCAATGTCCCTGCTTACTATGTCTCAGCAGAGATGAATAACTCTATGACTTATGCCAATGTGCAGGATGAGCGTAAGCAATTCTTATCACTATCCTTGCAGCCATTTATTAGCGCAATCGAAGATCGACTATCAATGGATGACATCACTGCTCGTGGCAATGTTGTCAAGTTTGATATCGACAAGAACTTTCTACGCACTGATCCAATGCAAGAACTAGCAGTAATTGAAAAACTTCTATCCCTAAACCTAATCACACAGGAGCAGGCGATGGAGATGACTGACCTAACACCTAATGGAAGCCAAGGTATGCAATGAACCAAGTAATTACCTTCTCTGCTGATCTCACAGCAGACTCAGCGAGTCGCACAGTATCAGGCAAGATTGTGCCGCTTAATGTTGAAGCAGGATCTACCAATATGGGCAAAGTAATCTTTGCTTCTGGATCTATCGAGATCTCAGATCCTAAGGCAATAAAATTGTTATCTTCTCACGACACTAAGAAGCCTTTAGGTCGCATGGTTTCATTTAGCGAATCAGAGAACTCCATCGATGCTGTTTTTTCTGTTAGTCGCTCACAGCGCGGTACAGAAGCTTTAATCCTTGCAGAAGAAGGATTGCAATCAGGATTAAGCATCGGTGCAGAAGTCCTAAAGTCAAAGATTAAGGACGGCGTGACTTATGTATCCGCTGCTCGCTTGGTCGAAGTAAGTTTGGTAACAGAGCCAGCATTTAAGTCTGCTCAGGTTACTGATATTGCAGCAGAAGAATCTGCTGTAGAAGAAATCACCCAACCAACAGAAAGCGAGACAGCCTCCGTGGAAAACACCACTCCAGCAGTCGAAGCAACACCAGTTGAAGCACCAGCGGTTGAAGCTGCTCGCCCAACTGTTTCAGCAGCATACTTCACAAAGCCACGCATCGAATTGACAGCAGCTAAGTATGCAGAAAACTCTATTCGCGCAGCACTAGGTGATGAAGATGCTCGTCAGTACCTACGCGCAGCAGATGACACAACAGATAACGCTGGTCTAGTACCAACACGCCAACTATCTGAAATCATCAACCCACTCGGCACAACAATCCGTCCTTCAATCGAAGCAATCTCTCGTGGAGTATTGCCAGATGCAGGTATGACTTTCGAGATCCCAAAGATCACAGTAATGCCAACAGTTGGTGAAGTTGCAGAAGGCGCAGCATTTACAGAGACAGATCAGAACTCAGCGTTCTTGTCAGTATCAGTAAAGAAGTACGCTGGACAGCAGACATTCTCTGTTGAATTGCTAGATCGTACATCTCCAGCCTTCTTTGATGAGCTAGTACGCAACATGGCAGCCGCTTACGCAAAGACAACTAACGCAGCAGTTAATGCAGCACTCATTTCAGGTGCATCACTAGATGCAACTACAGTAGCAACATACCCAACAGCAGCAGAACTTCTTGGCATTATTGGTCGCGGAGCAGCTTCTGTCTATGGCGCAACAGCAGGACTTGCAAATCCATTTGCTCGCAACATGGTCGTATCGACTGGACAATGGTCAAATTTGATGACACTAAATGACGCTGGACGCCCAATTTATTCAGCAGTCACAAACCCAATGAATCAACCAGGCGTGTCTGTACCAACATCACTTACAGGTAATGTTGCAGGACTTAACCTGTATGTTGATCCAACAAACGGTGGCGATGGCGATGGAACAATTCTCATCGTGAACCCAGATGCTTACACATGGTACGAGTCACCAACATACCGCCTACGCGCAGAATCAACTGCAGCAGGACAGGTAACAATCGGCTACTACGGCTATGGCGCAATCGCGACTAAGGTCGGAGCAGGCGCGTTCAAGAATAACAAGGCGTAAGCCACACTAAGTCGCTCTAGGGGGTCAGTAGCCCTCTGACTCCCTAGAGTCTTTAGAAAGGAATGGGAATGGCACTTACGACAGTCGCAGAACTCCGTAGCACTCTCGGAGTCGGTACTTTGTATCCAGATGCCACCCTTCAAGAAGTTTGTGATGCATCCGATGCAGTCTTAATTCCTATGCTATGGGCTCCTAAGTGGTTTCCAGTAGCACATAGCAACATCGTAAGCGAAGGCACTTTATACTTTGATATTCTAGTTCAAGAAATTTTTTATGTCGGGCAGACTGTAACTATTTCTAACTCTGGCACTAAATACAATGGATCTAAAACTATTACAAGTGTTGGGGCTTATTCTTTTTCAATAGCAACAACTCACACATCTGCACAGGCTAAGCATCCTATTGAACCTTTCGGCACAGTAACAGGCGAGACTTATACAGACTGGACTACCGACATGGCAGTGCAGCAAGCAGCTCTTATGATATCTGTTGAAATCTGGCAAGCGCGTACAGCCACCCTTTCAGGCAGTAACGCTGTCGATTTCCAGCCAAGCCCTTACCGAATGAGCGCACAGCTTCTCGCTAAGGTGCGAGGATTGATTGCACACGCGCTAGACCCTCGCTCAATGGTGGGCTAATGCCTTCAGTAGCGATAACCACACTCCGCACTACTTTAGCCACTGCGCTAATAGATAATTCTAAGTGGCAGACATTTGCGTTCCCACCTGCAACAGTTCTTGCCAACTCAGTCATCGTCAGTCCCTCAGACGAATACATTGTGCCTACAAACAACCAGCACATAACTATCAGCCCAATGGCTAATTTTAAGATTATTATTACTACACCTTTGTTTGATAATGAAGGTAACTTAAACGGCATTGAAGATTTTGTAGTTCGAGTGTTTAATCTGCTTGCCGCATCATCTCTGGTCTATAATGTAAGCGCAATAAGCGCACCTAGTATTCTCAATGCTGCTTCGGGAGACCTACTCAGCTGCGAGATGTCCGTATCGATCCTTACGAGTTGGAGTTAATATGTCCGAGTGGGAACTAGAGAACGAAGCCTTCCTGAAGAAAATCGGGCAGGTTAGCACACCAGCAC